GTCTTGCGGACATTGCACGAGAACACCCCGAGCAGGTCGGCAATCTCAAATTGCATCATCCATACGGGTGTGGTCGGCATAGTGACTGCACCCATTTCACTGATTGTTATTATACCTCTACTCATAATCCCTTTATTTTATGATGATTATTTACTGTTTCTTATTTTCGCCAGCCGAAATGTTTTTTCTCCGTTCCATCAGTTTGTCCATATCTTTGGAAATTTTATCATCGGTTATCCGTGCATATCCCTGTGTCGTCCTAATATTGGAGTGTCCCATCATCTTGGCGATACTCTCAATCGGTATGTCCGCCGAAATCAAAAATGTTCCGAAACTGTGCCGACTTTGGTGATAGGTCAAGTTTTCCTCTTTCCCTATGGTTATTCCCAATTCGTGAACCTCAAACCATAGGGCATCACGGTTGGGAAGAGGAAACACGGGCTTCTCGTCATCAGCCGTGTTGTACAGCGACAATATCCGCTCCGCTATGGAATGTAAGGGTATGAACGCCTCCACCTTTGTCTTTTTTCGATTGATGCGGATGTACCGTCTGCCATCAGCGTTTGTTCCGATATGGTGGGGATGAAGAAGTTTAATGTCCACATACGCCAGTCCCGTCAGGGTGGAAAATATGAAAGCCCGTCTTGCCAGTTCCATACGCTTGTCATACATCGGTGTGGAAAGTATCTTCTTGAACTCCTCACGGCTGATGTACCTGTGCCTTGCTTCCGGCTTTGTCTCATACTCCAAGTCCTCACAGGGATTTACACGGAGAATCTCCTTATCTACGGCAAGATACAACAGGCGGTTCAGCCAACGCAGGCAATGGTTGGTCTGGGAAACCCCGAAGTTCTTGCATTTCTTCAAGTGGGCTTTATAGGACTTACCGAAATCCTCCGTCACTTCTTCAAGGGGAATGTCCTTTTTACCGATGGACGTAAGAAAATCCGTCAGGTACTTCTGATAATACATTGAACTTCGATAGGAAGAAGTCGAGTCTATTTCTTCGGAATGCTTCTTCAACCGCTCACGTTCCCATTCACCCATCTGTAGAAGAGTGGCCGGATGGATGTTGTTCAAGGATATGTGGTTCTTCAAAATCTCGGCACTGACCACACCTTGCGATTTCAGTATCTCATTGTAGGCTTCCTCTGTCAGGCGTAAATATTCTCGTAAGCGGTTATTTTCCCTTACGGATTTAATCTCGTTTTTCTTGCTGTTCCATTCTTCCGGTCGGCAATAAATCCCCGTACTGATGGCAGTCTGTTTGCCGTCAATGGTTATGCGGCAGAGTATGGCGGTCGTACCGTCAGCCTTTACTTTGCTGCGGTTAATGTAGGGTAAAAGTGAAAATGTGCTTCGCATATAGTTTTCTGTATTAAAGGATTAAAGAACTAATTGAAAATCTTTGGTGGCTTCTATGAACTTGTCCATATCCTCGAAAAGTTTCTTCGGGCTGACACGGGCATAGACCTGTGTTGTGGAAATGTCGGAATGTCCCAGCATCCTGCTGATGGTTTCTATTGGCACACCTGCTTCAAGCGTAATCAGCGAGGCGAAGCTGTGCCTCGCCTGATGATAGCACAAATCATCCTTGATGCCTGCCAGTGCCGCCAACGCTTTCATGTGTCGTCTGAGATTTGACCAATGCAGCAAAGGGAACAGGGTGTCCCTATCCTCACTATGATATTTTTCAATCAGCGCAATCGCTTCCGGTAACAGTTTCACACTGGCACGAAGTTCGTTTTTCTTTCTTCGATACTTCAACCACAAAGCACCGTCCTCATCCGTATATAGGTTCTCGTGGGTAATCGAGACAACATCCGCATAACAGACCCCGGTGTAGCACCCGAAGAGAAACATATCCCTTGCCAGTATATGGGATTTGCGGTAAGCGGGTATTTCCACATCACGGATTTTCTCAAACGATTCACGACTCAATGCCCGTGGTGTCGTTTCTGTCTTCTTTGGTAAGGTAAAATGCTGGAAGTGAATTCTGTCGGCATATCCATCCTTATACGCCAGACGGCATATCTTCTTCAAGATGGCAAGATGATGGCGGACGGTATCAATCGCATAACCCTTATTACCGGTGGCAAATGCCTGATAGTCGTAGATGAACTGCTCTGTCAGTTGTCCAAATGCCAAATCTTTCACCTTGTACTTGGTCTCGATGAACTCCCCGATTGTCAGGCGCATATAGTGATAACCGGGATAAGTCCCTTTTGCCCTGTCTATGCCGATACGGGCTTTGAGGTCATCGCAGACAACATCCGTCATTCGCATGAGCGTCATTTGCGTTTCCATGCTGCCCTGAAAAAGGTTTTTCACATCGGTAGCATCAAAATCAACCTTGCGATTCACAAGGTTGTCAAAGGCATTGTTTACCGCTAACAGTAACTTTTCAATCTTGGCATTGATCTCAACCGCTTCCTTGCTTTTGCCGTTCAGACGGCTTTCACGTGGATTCCATAATTCGGGAGTGCAGGACAGTTTGCATCCGAACTGTGCCATTGTCCTGTTTACCGTGATGCGTCCCATGATGGGAGCTTTTCCCGACTTGTCCGGTCCGCTCTTTTTGAGGTAGAGCAACACCTTGAATTTTTCTACTTTCATACGCTTATATTTTTTTAGTGCAAAGTTACTTGCTATATAAGCGCTCTTTGATACGCAAAACACTGTGTATGAGTGCAAACAAAACGGTGAGGTTTTCTTTTCATCGCTTTGTGTTACCTATTCCTGTTTCAGTAACTACTCGACTAACGGTTTGGTAACTGAACAACCTCAATATTCCGTTGTCGTTTGCATTTTCCACATTTTGTAGAATACAGAAATACAGCTCATTTCAAACGACTTACGTTTAATCTTTACCTATTCACTATTACTTGCTTCACCTTGTATATTCCATTGCTTTAGGCATACATTTGCGACCCGATGTATTGAAAGCCAGTGTGATTATAAAACTGTCAGTGTCATACTCGGTCACTCAAATGTGGCAACGACACTTAATCTGTACGTTCATCCTAATCTCAATCAAAAGAAACGGTGTATTGACCGTATGAGTAATTTCTTGGGAATAACATGAGTTAGTCTTGGACTCTATATTGTAGCTAACACTTGAAAAGGGACCCGGAACAACATTTAAAAAGTGCCCCACCCATGGGTATGTTTAACCGAACAAAATTGGTATATTCATAAAAACCAATGGCGTTCATAATATGTACCACATGGAAGAAAGAGATTCCATAATTCTCGCCTATAGGCGTGACGGATTGAGCATCCGTGAGATCGCCCGTCGTAACGGCATGAGCCGCAAGACTGTACGCAAGTATCTCCGGGCTTTCGAACAAGCGGTCGGTGACAACCCCGATGCGGAAGCAATGGACACGTACCTGCAGCAGCCGGTGCGCTATGACAGCAGCAAACGTGTCCGCAGAGTGATGAACCAGCAGGTGATGGAGGCGATAGACGGCTTCATGGCCCGCAACCGGTCTAATGCCGCGGCCGGATTGCGCAAGCAGCAGATGCGCAAGATTGACATGTGGCGCCGGTTGCGCGATCAAGGCATAGAGATTGCCTATTCGACGGTATGCCAGTATGTCCGTGCATTGGAAGTGGCGGTGTCCGCTCCAGCCAAGTCCCCGGCGGCGTTCATCCGCCAGGAGTATGAACCGGGGTTCCGGTGCGAGTTTGACTGGGGCGTGCTGACACTTTGGATTGCCGGTGTCAAGACGAAGCTGCACATGGCCGTGTTCACGATGAACCATAGCAACCTGCGGCGGGCATACCTGTTCTCCCGCGAGGACACGTTGGCCCTGATGGAAGCACACCGCAACTGCTTCCGTGCTTTGGGGGGCACGCCGCAAGTAATGGCCTACGATAACATGCGGGTGGCCGTCAAGAAGTTCCTTGGACAGGAGCGCGAACATACCGATGCCCTGCGCCGCATGGAACTCCACTATTGTTTCACCCCTCATTTCTGTAATCCGCGTTCGGGATGGGAGAAAGGTAAGGTGGAGCGTTCGGTGGAACATATCCGCCGGCGGGCTTTCGCCTATGATGTCCGTTTCGGTTCGCTGGAGCAGGCGCAGTGTCATCTTGACAAGGTCTGTGACAGGCTCAACGGGGAGGCTTCCAACATGTCTGCGCAAGAGAAGAAGGAGCGCGTACAGGCCGATATTGCGGCTTTGCGGCCGCTTGACCACGGTGACATGGGCTGCTTTGAGCAGCGGCATGCCCGTGTCGGGAAGTATTCCACCATTACCGTCGATGGTGTGCATTACTCTGTGCCTGACCGGCTTG